ACCCCGCCTCGGCACAAAACCTTGGCACATTGACTTTAGTCAACAAACTCTCTCTTTCTTCCTCCATATAAAATGTCTCATTCTAGGAATTGGTGCTTTACCATTTTCAACTATGTTCTTCCCCTCTTTACCTCTTTGCCTGAATGGGCAAATTATTTAATCTTCCAAGAGGAAGAATGCCCCACCACTAAGAAACGACATATCCAGGGATATGTGAATCTAAACGCAATCAACGATTTGCGTTCTTGCAAAAGAAATTGCCAGATGGGTCTCATATCGAAGCATGCAGGGGTTCATCATCCAGCAATAGAGATTATTGCAGAAAGGATGATACAAGAGTCGACGGTCCATGGGAGTTCGGAGTCTTTGCGGAAACAGGGAGCAACAAGAGGAAGACGATGGAACGTTTTCAGGAAGACCCAGAAGAACTTAGACTTGCCGACCCTAAACTGTATCGTCGCTGCCTGGCGACGAAGGTTAATTCGGAGTTCAGTGGTTTGGTACTCCCTGTACCTGACCGACCTTGGCAGCTCGTGGCTCAGAAGATATTGGACCAGGGCCCAGATGATAGAACTATCATATGGGTGTATGGCTCTGAAGGCAATGAAGGTAAAACCACATGGGCTAAGACCAAGATTCAGCAAGGATGGTTCTATTCAAGGGGAGGAAAAGGAGAAAACATACAATACCAGTATGCGGAGCATCTGGGTCACTGTGTATTCGACATCCCCAGACAGGTGGAAGACAATCTACAGTATACTGTATTACAAGAAATTAAGGATAGATTATTGGTCTAGCAAATATGAACCTATAGATTTTAATTGTAGTGATAAGGTCCATGTAGTTGTATTATCTAATTTCTTGCCATGTTTAGATTTAGAGTATAATAATAGGGGAGAAACAGTTAAAAAACCCTTATTGTCTAGAGATAGGGTTTTTCTCATTAATATTGATGAGTCGGTATGCGGTCATCCTGATGACCTGAAGAGCTTTGACATGTATCTTGAATAAATGAAGTTTATTCATGAGGAAAAAAAAGAAAAAAGAGACACACACACATACACAAACATTTCCTATATAAAAGTAGGAGAGCGCAGCGAAACATGACAAAGCACACGAGACAACCACGTGAGAAAAAAAAAAGAAAAAAAAAGAAAAGAAAATAAAACATGAATTGAATGAAAAATTCAAATCAGTAAAGGAAGAAAAAAAGAGAAAGTGGTCCCCATCAATAATTGAGTGACGCGGATCGTTAACCGGTAGTTCCGGTAACAAACACAAAAAACCGGAACTGTTCACAAAAAGAAAAAGAAAAGGTGACTGGTTACCGTGCCAAGGTACCTATAAGAGGCGGGGTTAGTATT